AGGAGTGCCGGAAACATCCGGCGCACCTTCTAGCTGTACCGTAAGACTGGAGAAACTAGAAGAGTAGTAACTGAATTGCCAAACCGGACACTGATTAGACCGGTTATCGTATACCTGAGTGGCACCACTAAAAGTGAGAGTTCCGCTTATGGTGCAATTTGACGATTGAGCCATTGCCGCTTGAGAACATAGAAGCGGCAACAGGCACGAACCAACCACGAAAAACAACAGACGTTTTGACATACAACCTTCTCCTTTACGCTTGAACTGCAACCGACGATTGCACCAGTTTTGAATGCCGGTACTCACGCCGCTTTTCACCTACTATGGAATCGAACTCGAAAATAACGTGGTCCGTCATGTCTTGTAAAATAATGAGACATGAGGAAATGAGAGCATCTATGTTGGTTTGTGAAGGCTTGACTAGATCCTTCCCGAAAATGAAGGGTTCATCAGGGTCATTGGATTCTTGCCGGACCCTTGCACGTAATACACGCCACGTTGGAAGACGTGCAATCATGTGACCGTCAGAATCTTGAGTGAAACCGGCTTTAACCCGGTACTCTATGAAAACGGTGACAGTGGATAGCTTCACTGTAAAACCTCCTTCCGAAGCAATCTAGAACCAGCATCGGGATGAAAGGTCCACCATTCTTGTCTGGAGTGGAGCCGCTTGTTATCGCAAGCCGGACAACCGGGAGCCGGTGTAACGGCGTTCGCTTGCCGTTGTAAATGACGTTGCCGAACTAACAGGATTTCCAGTTGTTCGATTTGGTCTGGTGTCAGAGCATTCATACAGTCATCCTTATTCTTCGTTTGATAAAAACCGCCGTTCCATCCCATCGAAATTTCGGCACCGGATTTTCGTAAGTGACTGTCTCACCTTGCGCTATCCTGAGAACTTCACTAGCCTTCAATCTAGCACCTTTATGAGCCTTCTTCACACAGTTTGTATCGTTCGGGTTCTCCCGGTCACTGAAGAGAGCATAGAGTTTCTTACCACCGATAGCGGCAAGGTTACATTCCACTTCTAAACCCCACTCACCTAGATTGGACCCGATAGGCATTCCAGAAAGTGACCGGCAGATAATCGAGTCCGTATCACAGTACACCGGGTCAACGGCTCCCGCAATGCCACGAAGAAGCAACGATCTAGCAGCACCGGTTATACTACAGCCGGTAGCGATGTTATAAAAATGGTGCATCGGTGTTGGACGTTGCCAAATCACATAGCTATCGTGAAGGTAAGCCGGTGTCCACATTTTAGGGCAAACCAACTGTACCGGTGTATCTGGTGGAGTTATAGCGATGGAGCAACCCGGCGTGCAATCGTGCCACTCTGCCGGACGTGACCGACCTTCACACAGAATCCAATCGAAAAAGTTGTTCGGATTTTGCGCGAACTTTCCGTAACAGCTATTCAGAACGTACTTATAAAACATGACTCGCATTTTGTCACCTTCCCGTTTTGCTTTGTCTCGTAAGTCAAAAAAGTGGTCAACCCATTCACGGAAGGTTCCACGCTGTAAGAAACCGTATGTCTTTATGATCTTGTGTGGTTTGAAGGTGCCGGTATCTAGTGCCGCTTGCCACTCATGGATTGTGGTATGAAAGGTTCCGTATGTCCTGGTGAAGTCCAACCCGCCGTTTTCCGATCTCACCGGGAAGGCACCGAAATTTTCACCCTCAACTACTACGAATGACGTATTGTGCCGGATTTTCTTATCCACTTCATAACCGGTTCCGATTGGGTGGAGAAAATTCCGCATAGCACTAGGGTACATGCTGTACACGTCATAGACCTTCCACGGACCCGGCAGAATTCCGGCTCTGAAAACTTGGTTCCTACCGCCGAAATAAAAATCATCACGGAACTTCTTATCAAAATTTTCGTTACCGCATCCGAACTTATGAAACCGCTTCAGTTGTTTGAGTGATGCGGAACCGACCGTCAACTTATCACCGAACTCTAGTAAGAAGGCTTCACACAGTTCGTATAAGAAGCGGCAATCACCCTCAAGATAAGTGATGATTTCCGACCGGTTCTCTTCCCGGTGCTTCTTCTCCAACTTGTGATAGTCAATGTCAAGTTTCTTATATTTTGCCAACCCAAACGGCATGATAGAAAACGAGTCACGTAATTCATGAATGCCGATGAACGCTGAAACAATCCTTCCGTTTATGATGCGTAGTTCTCCCGGCTTGAGAAACGGCAACAGGTAATACACGTCAAATTTGCCGCCGTTATGAGCATAGATAGTAAGCGGCTCCGTTTGCCGTTCCAGATGCGCCACCAGTTCGGCGGCACAGTTGGAACCCCAAAAATTGGTGAAGGTGGAACCGTCATAGAACCCGGCAGCAAACGCCGATGGAATAGCGCCGAACTCGAAAGGGTCCGTTTCAAAGTCTAGTACGGCTATCTTCACTTTTTCTTACTCCGTTTCTTGCGTTTCTGACCGACGATTTTTCCCTTACGCCGTCCGGTAGCCGTTTTATTCTTCTCCCGTTGCTCAAACCACTTTCGAGAGTTTTGAACCCGAACGATTTCTAAGTTGCGGAACATGTCACGTTGTAAATTGGAGTCACCACGCTTCACGGCTCCCATGAGTGATTCATAGTGCCGTAGTTCATCTAGCAAAAGGTCCATAGACCGGAAGACGTTGGAAGAACCACCATAGAACCGGAAGGCAAAAAACGGCTTCCCTTCTTTCGTGATTTTTTCCTTACCTACATCCGATAGGTATTGTTCAAGGTTGTGATACTCAACCGGAACTTGTACCCTGTCGATTCCTGCCGGATGTTTGATGACAACCTTACCGCGTTCTAGCTTAACGGTTTCATCGGCGCTATGCGGCACGATTACAAATTGCTTGCCGCCTACTGTCGATTTTTCGTATAGCTTTTTGTAAGTCTTATCGGCAATGCGAGAAAGGTCTAACGCCGTTGCCTTGCCGCTTATGATGTTGTCGTGACGGTCAATAACACGTTGTAAGGTATTGGAGCCGGTATAAGCCACTCTGCCATCATAGATTTTTGTAGTGGGTGAAATTTTGCGTAAGTCTAAGTCTGGTGACAATAGACCGGCATTTTGAAGAGTGCGAACGGAAGCGCGAAATGTTGCGTCTGATTTTTGCTTTGACATTTTCCTTGCCGGGAAAAATGCAGTTACAGACCGGGAGCCTCAACATAGATGTTGACCGGCTCCCGGCTACCCTTATAATAAGGACACCAGGAGCCGGATGCAAGCCTAAAGGAGAGTGACGTATGACACAGTTGGGAAAGAACAAGTTGAGCCGGTGGAGTATCGGAAATTCTCTGATACCTTCAGAGGGTCCGAAAATTATGGCGTGTTCTCTCAACTTCGGAGCCGATTCAAGTTTTACGATTGACGAACAGACCGTGGTTCAAGGCTCCGATCAGTTCGGCATGGTTCAAACCCTCTGGATTGACACCAGCATGACGGATGCTATTTTATTGGTGTCTGTAACCAAGTCCGGTCAAACCCTGGTGGTGAAAGGACGGACACAAGGGTACTATCCTGTAGCGGCTCCGAACGCATGGCAATTGACTTTCACTTGTCTAGATGCTCTTGCCGTGGTTCCTTTGGTGCTCTGTAACTATCAGGTGGCTCCCGGCGTTTGGGCGGCAACGCATCCGTAAGGGTGTTGGTTTTTGTGGCTCTAAAAGATCAGTGGTTCATCGGAGGTTCTAAAATGACTGGTGCCGAAATGCTCATGAAAAGTTTCGGTATAGATCCAAAGGAAGTGATGGAAGGTGTAAAAGGAACCGTAGAAGCCATCAAACATTTTGACCGACGTTTACAAGCTATCGAAGAACGGCAAGCGGAATTGACGGCGGCAATCATCGAACTAACAAAGGTGGTGTTAAATGGAAACCGAAGTGATGGCGGTGGAGTCCTTACCATTGATTCCACCGGAAGCGATAGTACACGAAGTAGCGGCAACGGTAGTACCTGAAATTTTAGCAGCGGAACACGTCATTGAAACCGCTGTAGAACACGCCGAAGAATCGGCAACCGAACAGCACGAAGAAGTTTTAGAGGATACGGAATGCCTACGAAACCGAATGGAAGTTTTGTCGGGTCAACTGACGGCGATAGCAGCGGCACATCAAACAAGCCTTACAATGCTACAGACGGAATTGGCGGCACTACCGAACCGGTTAGCGGACCTCCTACAGAGCCGGAACTTATTGCCGGACACGAATCCTACGATCCCGCTGACGCCACCAGAAACACCGGAAGTGGTGATAGTGGAAGAACCTCCCGCCGACGTGGAAGACCTCCCGGTAGTGGAAGAAAAGCCGGTGCCGAAAAAGCGCCGAAGAATTTAGAAGGCATTGAAGCGTTGCTCCTGTCGGTACATGCAATGGGAGCAATGATCCTACAGACACCGGAACTAGCGTTAGATCCGTCCGAAGCAAAACAGCTATCGGAAGCGATACAACAGGTAAGCCAGTTTTACCCTGTTGGTTTGAGTCCTAAAACTCTCGCATGGATTAACCTGTCAATGGTAGCCGGTGGGTTGTATGGCACCAGGATTGTAGCGATTTACAACCGGACCAAAACTAACGCAAAACCACGGCTACAGAACACCGTTCGGGAAATGCCGATTCAACAGGGTCCGGCTCAAAACAGAACTAACGGCGCACCACAAACGCCGTTAACCAATCCGTCACAACTTTACACCATGTTTTCAGGTGTGGAAGGAGAGCAATAGAATATGGAAGGCAACCGAACCACCGATGAAATTGTTGATGACATTAACCGGCGTTTCGAGTCACTGGAAAAACGGTTGACTGATTTGGAAGGTCAACCACTCAACCAATGGATGCCGTATGAACCGGCAACCAAAAATAAGCCGCTGATTGAGCCGGTGTATCAGGACTTAGGCGGCAAGTTATCCGACAAAGCTACCGACGAATCGGACTCGAACAAACCGGCGTTTCCTTTCGCTTAAACCCGCTATGCGTCTTCCCACGGATACACAACGTCTCACAATCGTAGGTAGAACCGGCAGCGGCAAAACACAAGCCGCTGTATGGCACCTGTCTTTACGTTCGTGGGATGTTGTGCCGTGGGTTGTATACGATTACAAGATGGACGAACTTATCAACTCCATTGATGGTGTCCGGCATATCGACACTTCGGAGGTTCCCAAACATCCCGGCATCTATTGTGTACATCCGTTTCCAGACGATTTCGAGAGTGTTCAAAAACAGCTATGGAAAATATGGGAACGGGAAAACATCGGCGTATACGTTGATGAAGGCTACATGATTTGTACCAACAGTATGCCGAACCCGGCGTTTCGTTCGATTTTGACTCAAGGTAGAAGTAAGCATGTTCCCGTTATCATCCTTTCACAACGTCCGGTCTGGTTAGACCGTTTCGTGTTCTCAGAGAGTGACTTTTACCAAGTGTTCGCTTTGAATGATGCACGTGACCGACGTACTATTCAAGCGTTTGCACCAGCGGATTTTGATGAACGGCTCCCGGACTACCATTCCTTTTACTACGATGTTGGAGCCGATAAAATCATCGTGTTAAAGCCGGTGCCTAAAAAACAAGCCATCTTAGAAGCGTTTGATTCTCGCATGAAGAAAACGCACCGGGTTATTTTCGTTTGACTGTGTGACATACAGCACTAAGAAACATTGACTTTTTCCGGCTCCGTTCCTGGTGATCGGTGCCTATACTAAGGTTGAGAGAAGGAGCCGACCAAATGGCCGAAGAAACCATCGTATCGTGGAACGCCGCAAATTGGATCACAATCATACTCATGGTTGCGATTGGATTTACGGTGTTAGGTTTCATTGCACGGATGGTGCAAGCCAAAAACGCCGCTTGAAAGGAGCCGCATGGAACTGATTAACGTCGGTATCATCCGGCATCCGATGAACTGGCTTACCGTCATACTCATGGTGCTGATTGCTGGCATAGTTTGCCATCTGGTTATGCGTCATTGGGGAAACAACTAACTTAGAACACCGTGGAATCGGTCAACTTTCCGGCTCCACTTAACCGGCGTGAAAGGTAAACCCTAAAAAATGCCAGCACAACAGATGAGTGCTCAAGATATCAACTCACTTGCCAAAATGCTCATACAGCAAAAGGGAGTGAGGATGCAACAGCAGATTTACAGCCGGGTTGTGGACCCGGTTGCAGAACCGTCCATCACCATCTCACCACGAAACGTGGGTTTGATTTTGGGCTTTTATTTGAAGGTCACTGCACGTATCACCAATACCGGTGCCGGACCGTCACTCACACCAACCGATTTCGGACCGGCTAATATGTTGAGCCGGATTTCCTTCACCGATTTGGAGAACAACGAACGTATCAATACGTTCGGTTGGCACGTTGCCGCCATGAACTCAATCAAGGCACGCCACGTGTACGGCGGTGCCGATATCAATTCAAGCCTTGCGTATCCGTTGGGTTTCGGCGCTAACTATGCCGTGCAAAATGCACCAGTCATGGCAACGGCTACAAACGGTCTGTGGCAATTCTGGTACTGGATTCCGCTTGCGTATTCGGAGAGTGACTATCGCGGTGCGATTTACGCCAACGTCATCAACGCCACTATGCAACTGGTGTTGACTTTCAACCCGACACCGATTGCAGCGGCTCCCGCCAACGATCTAGGGTACGTGGCAACCGGCACCACCGGCACCATGACGGCGGTTCAAGTGGATGTACATCAAGTCTACATGGACCAACTTCCACGTGGTCAAAATGGTGGTGTGGTTCTCCCCATCTTAGACCTTGCCACGGTCTATGAGTACAAAAGCACCACGTTTACCGGACTCACTCCCGGCACCGATTTTCCGATGGACTACGCCAACTTCCGTGATTTCCTTTCCACTTTCGCGGTGTACTATGACGGAGCCAATCGGCTCCCGGCTCCCGGCGCACTCCTGGTGAACAACGTGAATTACTGGCTTCTTCAGAGCGCCAACTTCACGAACATCTGGAAAATGCCGCCCGATCTTATCGCGTTGCGGACCCGAAACCATCTGTTCGTTGACGTGCCGAAAGGTTGTTACTACTTCGGCTCCCGCGAAAAACCAATTAGCACAATCCAGTACGGAAACATGCAGTTGGTTTTGAACCCTTCGATTGCCGGACCAACGGCAAGCGTCATCATGGCGTATGAGGATTTCGCCTTGAAAAACGCCGTGACTAAAGCCGGTTCGATTCAAGCGTGATTCCTTACCGATCTCACACCAGGAGTTTTATACTCTGCCGTATGGTGTGGCTCCCGGCTCTATCTTTAACCTCCGTGAGTGGAGCCGGGAGATTTAGACGGAGGTTCCAACACCAGTAGTTTCGGTATTGACGATGCAAAACAATCCGGTATAGTGGGTGCCGTTGTCAACTGGATGACTCACCCATTTAACAGCAACGGTTCGGCACTCAATTGGATCTTGTTCGTTGGTCTTCTAATTGTAGCTGCCGGACTCTGGAACACGATTCTACTCTCGATTAAGGAGTGACAAGAATGAACGGTGTAATGAAACACATAACCATCACGGCAATCATCACCATTTTCATCGGCTACATGTTAGGCGTTATGTATCCGTCCATCGGTCAACAGGTGAGAGCAAAAGTAGGCTTCTGAATGGAGCCGGAAGACTCCACCGACGAACCGGAGCCGGAAGACACCAACCAACCGGACATAGAAACCGATGCGGCAATCTAACTTCGTTTTTGGTGCGCTTATCGTGGCGTTCATTGTCTACATTACCATGAAGGGTGAATTAGTGGCGTATCTGAGAGTGTTGGGACTTGCGCCGAAATAATCACCTATGCCTTTCGCGCTTCTCATTTTCGGTATCGTCCTGGTGGTTGCCGCCGTTCGCAACACTCAAGATGATTTGTTCGGTTTGGTGAAAGGTGACATGACCGGACCGAAGAATTTTCTGTACTGGTTTATAGCACTCCTTTTTATCGGCGTTCTAGGATACGTGCCTGACTTGAAGAAGTTTTCTAACACGTTCCTGGTGCTGGTTATCATCGTCATTCTTCTTAGTAACAAAGGCTTTTTCGTGAAGTTTCAACAGCAAATAGGCGGCACCGTTTCAGGCGGCACCGTCACTGGAGGTTAAAAGTGGGTGAAGAATTAGTTAAGTCTATTTTCACGGTGCTTACGGCTATCGTTGGCGTTGCCATCATTGCCGTACTCGTTTCCAAGAACGCCAATACAGCCGGTGTTATTACCGCTGGTGGTTCGGCGTTTGCTACCGACCTTGCCGCCGCTGTAAGTCCGGTTGTAGGTGGAGCCGGTAACAGTTTCGGCGGTTTCAGTGGCGGTGCCGGTTTGCCGTCCATGACTCTGTAGGTTTTTCAACGTCACAGATTGGAGGTAGTAAGTTGGATTTTCGCGGAATGTTCTCAAAATTTGCTCATTGGTTTGCTACGCCGAAAGGTCAAGCGGTGGAACACGCCATTGAAAACGCCGTCATTGAAGCCGGACCGATTGTAGCGGAAATTTCCGTACTCGTTCCGAACCGTACGTTTGAAGCCATCAATACGGCTTACCAGAAGTACGCCGTTTCTTTCGCCATGACGGAGCAACAGCTATCGGACCCGGTACAACAGGGTCTTGCGTTGCGCGAACTGGCGGTGAATGTTTTGAAACGCAACCACCAGGACACGGCAATCAATGTCTTGAACGCTGCTGTAGAACTTGCCGTGGTTGCGTCATCTGTTAATACGTCGGTCAAACCGGCACCAACCAAGTAAGACCGGTAGAAGGAGCCGGTAAAAAACGAATGGAACGGATACAACTGAAAGCAACACCATTTCAGGTGGAAAATCTGGAGAAAGTTCTAGGAACCGCCGGAACCACCGTTACCAAAACGAGTGCGAACGAGTGGGAAATAACCGGACACGGAATCAAGGCAACGGCTCTGTACACACCAGCCGACCTCATGCTATCGGTTGACGTGTTGGAGAAGCCTTTCTACGTGTCAATCGAACGCATTCACGAAGGCATCACAAAAGCCTTGAACGCCAACACCTAATGAAATTCACGGCACTACTTCTAACGGCGGCAATGTACCATCCGGCTATGTATGCCGGAACGGACCGTATTACTAAGGTTGCCGCCGTTACTACTATTGCCATCAATTTGCTTGAGATCAAAACCACCATCCACAAAACGAAAGTGGTGGCACGTGCCACTAAGAAAGTGGTGGTGAAGGCTTCCAAAAAAGTGAAAGACTCAGTGACCGGAAAATAAGGAGCCGGACCTATGAACCCGCGATACGCATTGTTAGCCGCTTGCATGATGCACATGGAAGGTTTTTACTCCATCAAATCCATGTCATTTAGAAACCGGAATCCCGGCAACATCGAACACGCCAACGGAACCATGCAAGTGTACCCTTCAATTCAAGATGGTTTCGTGGCGTTGGTGAGTGACATTGAAAAAAACAAGGGTCACAAGCTGTGTGATTTCATCGCCAAATATGCGCCACCTTCAGAGAACAACACCAGCACGTATCTTTCCGTGGTGTCCACTCTTACCGGCATCGCGCCAACGGAGGTACTGTAGCCGTGACAGTCTGGAACTCTTTACTGGCGAAACTCAGACCACGGCAAGCCGCGAACTCGATCACGAACTACCATTTCGGTGAAGAGTTTCATGCTGGCATGAACGGTATAGCGGTTTACGAACCGGCTTTTTCAACACCGATTGTTTCTCTAATCGGCGTTGGCACCGAATACCGCGCTAGTTTTAACGCCACTCAACCACCGCAACATTTGATTGAAGCACCTTTGGGTCTGGTTCGTGGTCTGAGAAACGCCGTTGGAGATTGGGAAGCGGCTCCACCGTTGGAGATTTGAGGGTCTGAAGACCGGGAGAAACTTTCATGGAATTTCCGTTGCTTGAAAAACATCCGTGGTTGACTGGTGGAGCCATCTTAGGCGGTGCTCTTGCGTTGTTTCTCTATTGGCGTTCCGGGTCTTCCAGTTCTTCCGCTGGTGTTCCTGGTGTGATCTATGCCGGTTCTGGAACGGACCCGGCTACCATTGCCGCCAATGCTCAAATGCAAATGGCTCAACTTTCTGCCGGTGTTGCTAACGCCAACATTGCGGCAACACAAACCGCTAACGATAACAAGCTATCGGCTCAACTGGCGGTTGCGATGGGAACATTGCAGCTACAGAATAACCAGTCAATCCAAGATGCCGCAACCAATCAGGCATTTATTCAAGCACAGACCGAAGCCAGTTTATCGCATGATTCAACGGTGGCTCAAGTGGCGCGGTATCAGATGGACACTTCGGTAAACGTGCAAGCCATGAACAATCAAACGGCACTAGGTTTAGCTACCGTGAATGATGCTACAGCTATTCACCTTGCCACAATCGGAGCCGCTTCCGATGCCTACAGCACCGATGCCAACGTGAAGGCTCATTTAGCGGACCTTAATACCGCCGAACATTTAGCCTCTATCAACGGGAAGACGGCGGTTGACGTTACCAGTTTGACCACTTCGGCAAAAACAGCACAAACCGCAATAGAAGCGGAAGCCGCTAAAAACATCAACTATTACCAGGGTGTCACAGCACTAGGAATCAACGCACAGAATACGGATGCGGCAAAAGCCATAGCCGTAACTCAAGCGGAACGAGATAAGGCAATCACTAACGCCACCGTTGGCGGTGCCGTTGCCATCACGAACGCACAGACCGGAGCCGCTGTAGCGATTGCCAACGCCACAACGGGAGCCGCTGTAACTATCGCTAATTCACAAGCCGGTACAGCAACGGCAATTTCAAACGCCAATAACAGCACGCTTCAGAAACTCATTGACGCCATGAGTACCGACGCATCACAGAAAAACGCGATAATTTCCAATGTGGTTAGTGGCGTCAATTCCGGTGTCTTCAATAAAGGCGGTGCCGGTGGAGCCAACCAAGTGTCTATTATTTCAGCGTTGTTCGGTACACCGTCAATCGGCGTGAGTGCTCAAGCCGGTGTTACATCGGCGGCACAAAGTAATTCACCGGCTAGTATACTTACCGGAATCGCATCTGTTTTGAAGGGTGCCGGTACAGCGGCATTTGGAGGTTAAATTCTATGCCTTTATTTTGGGATGGTCAACGAATGAAGAGTGAACCGGATGTAGTGGTAGCACCGGCTAACGCGGCTCCACCAGCGGCACCGTTGGCACCGGGTCCGGCAATACCGCCGTTGACTTTGGATATGGTTCGTAGTGCCATAGATACGCACCAGACCACACAACAACATTGGACCGGCTTTAATTTGCCGCCGTCCGAAACCAGCACCATTTTCTAGGCTCTCCATGTTTCCATCGCTAGATGCGGCAATGGCACAGTATGAGGGTTTCGGTGTTCCCGGCTCCGTTGCCAGCAGGAACAATAATCCCGGCAACATTATTGCCGGTGCCTATGCCACTTCCCACGGTGCCGTTGGTTCCGATGGTAGTTTTGCCACCTTCCCGGACCCGGCTACCGGTTTTGGTGCTATGGATTCGTTGGTAGGATCTTACGCTAATAAAGGTGCAAGCCTTTCAGATATGATTTCAGCATGGAACGGACACGCCGCTAATTCTGGAGCCTACAGCACCTTCGTTGGTAACGCCGCTGGTGTTGACCCTTCCGCGTCTGTGGCGTCAATGGCGGCACCGGCAACGCCAAATAGCGGCACTCCTTCTGGCACGTCCGGGAACCCGTTGTTTAATGCTCTGCCGGATTTGAGCACCTTACTTTCAGGTATCATGTTCCCGGAAGCAACGGCGGCACTAAATGTGGTGAAGACTGTAACCGGTGCCGGGTCCGGCTCCGATTCCTTCTTCGGTATTTCGTGGTCACGAATTGCCGCCTTTATCATCGGCACCGGTTGTGTAATCATCGGTCTGGTGTCTTTTTCCAGTGGTCAATCGGTCAATCAAACTGTGGTCAACATCCATGACAAGGTGAAAACAGCCGGAAAAGTCATCGGTGAAGACGCCGCTATTGCCGCTTGATTCCGGCTCTTGGTACTCAAACCCCGTTATCTCAGACCTTCTTATCCGAAATACCAGTACGTCACTGAAAACACCGGAGTTAAAATCGGTAGGTTTCCGGCTCACTCCGATCGGTCACTATGTACTAAAATGTACATATGGATAAAGTGACCGAACTAACGCCGTTTTTGCCTATCGTTTCTATGGCGCTTGCCGCCGTTATCAAATTTTTCCGCTTCAAATTTGTTGAACAAAAAAGGAACGCCGGAACCGTGTTACCGGGTCCGGCGTTCGGTGTTAATGTGATGGAGCCTGTTGAATTGGAATGACCCGGCTTACCGCCTTGCGGATCTGCCGGTTGCGTTGCCTTTCCCGGTTGCGGGTTCCGGTGCCGGTTGCGGAGTGGGAGCCGGTGCCGGTTGCGTATGCGGTGCCGGGTTCTGGTGCGTTGGATGTACTGCCGGACCTTGTGCCGGGTTCTGTTGCTCCGTTCCCGGTGCCGACGATTCGATTTGTTTAACTGGTGGCTTGTAACCGAACTGTTTTTCAAGCGTTGCCATATCGTTTGCTTCCACCGGAGCAATCAACGATACCGCCTGATAGCTGTAGCCAATTGGGTTGCTGGCTTTTACGGCTCTGATTTCTAGCGCGAACTCGATCACAACCGATTTGCCGCCGTCATTTTCTGCAACCAGCAATGGCGCTTCAATGGTGTCCTGTATGCCACCAGGAAGGAACAACTTCCCGGAGCGGAACTCCTGATTGTTTTCCAGATTCACTCCCTTAAAGTCACCGGATAGCGCCGTCCAAATGGAGCCGCTTTTATCTTCTCCATGCTTCAGACCGGAAGCCTTGCCGTAAATCAGACACAACTTGACCGGCTTTTCTTCACCTTCTTTCTGTGCCGCCGCTTGCCGTGGATTGCATCCTAAACCCTTCACTGACATTTTGGAAATGTAGGTTTCGCTCATACTCGTTTATGGTTCTCCGTTTCGATGCCGGTTCCCGGCACCTAAATTTATAATACACTTTTCCAGGAGGTTTGCTTGCTAACAGCGTTGACAATGCTTTATAATGTCATCTGACACCTTGCCGGGTTCCAGTGACCCGGCTCCTTTGGTTGTTTCGGGAGCCGGGTCATTGCTCTGTTAACATCCGACCACCTTCACGAATCCGCCTTACGATTTCATAGCATCGGTCACATAGTGGCACCGATACATCGGCGGTATATTTTGCCGCTGGAAACATCTCTTTCGGAGCCGCATTTATGGTGATGGAACCGGTTGCCGGTTTACCACAAGCATCGCCGGTTAAATCCTGATACATACACGATTCTCGTTTAGTTTTTGGCACGATTATTTTTGCTCCTTTACAAGTCTTCTTCCACGAACGATTTCCGACACGTCAAGATACCATAGTGGCGGTTTTGGCGTATGATTATTTGAGCCGTTTTTTCCGGCTCCCCTTTCCACTCACCAGGACACCCACAGAACGCCATTAGAGCCGCCAGGACGGCGGCACCAGGACGGCGGCACCTGTGGTCTTATAATGCACATTATTGCAGATTGCAATTACCTGGTGGGTGAAGTATTGCAATGTGTGATACGACAACCTTCGTAGTTGACAATATGCTTTCAGTTTTGGTTTACGATAGGACGGTCTTAAATAGCGTTTTGCGCTTGACCTGATTGGTTACGCCGGTAGGGTACCGACCGTGCGGTAGGGAAAGGTGACGAAATTGGTATGTTGTTTTGGTATCTAGGATAGTGGAGTCTTATATTAGTTAAGTACTTTACTTTCAATTACTTGGGACGGAATGGTATTAGAATTGCTTAGTGGATCGCCGGCCGCAGGGCT